ATTAACGTTTCTATGTAGTCGTCTAACCAACGCACGGTCTGCCAGAAACCAGCTATATATAGCTGATTCCGAAGCGAGACCATGCTAACGACGTCGCTAGCCCAATTAGGGTTAAGACGATCCGGAGCGTGCGTGTGCCGCGAAGGAAATGGCCTACGAATACGAGTGACTGTTATGTCCTCGCCATCGTAGTAGTCCTTCCCACAAGACTCTCTGAACTTTCCAGTCCAGAAAGACTTGTCGCGATTCAACTTGAACCCAAAAGTTACAAGAAGGTCGACGACACGTGGTACAAATCTAGTAGGAACGATAATATCGTCCCCGTAGACACGCACCTTACCTACGAAACCTTTAATAAGGTTTCGCGTCACTGGCACATTGAGCTCTCTGCTTATAGCGAGAAAGACTATAGTAGTAAATACCATAGCCTCAAACGGGAAGCAAAGAGCTGAACCCATAGACGCAAACTTGGCCAAGCGTATAACGCCATGGCCAGGTACGTCAGCCTTCCGCGAACGACAAGCATCCACCCCCGCAAGCAAGTGGGGATGGTTCTTGAGCATTCCGCGTACGAGCTGATTAGAGACACGATCACTGGCCTCGCTAAGATCTAACGTAGCGAGATCCCCAGTGATAGAGCCAGCACGAGCCAGATCCTGATTAGGGATCTGAGAGTGCCAGCCCATCAGAGCTCTCAGGATGTCATCCTGATTGATCTGATCCTCAAATTGCTCCAAGAGCCCCTGCTGCACATACTGCATGCAGACAGGTTCAATCGCAATAATTCGAGGTGTCTTTAACGTTTTAGGAACAGTTATGACCCTGACGGGTCGTTCTGCTCCGGGTTCCAGTAATGTGAAAGCGGAGTCATTATAATATGACCAACTTGGGACGCAATATTCTCCGAAAGGAAAATACGTTTCAAGCCGTCTGGTCCATTCAGTTTGGACGTATTTCTGGTTTCCCAGAATGCGTTCAGCGGTTGAACCAGATCCGTGACGTGGAAGTAGTCGTTTATTTCCCCGGCCTGAAGAAGATTTCTCTTCTTCATGCTGATGGGGTGCGACATTGCCGTCGTAGACCATTTGGTCCACGACAGTAAATACTTCGCGCCAAAGAACAGCCGATGTTCTAAAAAATCTGAGAAATCTTCCTCAGACAGAGCACCGTCCGTATCTTTCACATGACTGTCAGTAGCAATATACCCATCAACCGCCCGCCGAGTGCGCCTTTCGGTGCACTCAATGGCGATCTTCCCCGCTACCAGCGTAAGCTGGCGTACGAGAAAGATTGCTGTCGGGTCAGGGTATTTTACCAACATGCCACTGCCTACATCGAAGACAAACGACACCATACCTGACAAAAATGCCGGGATTGGTGACGACTTTGATAGCTTGCTAAAGCCTTCAAAATCGTTAGCGTCGACGAATCCTCTGTCGAGACTTTTTTGGAAGTCTCGTGCAAAGTTCGTCAGGGTAATCGTCAAAAACGACAACCCTTCGTCTTCGACACGACCTATGACCGTTTTTTGATCATAGGCGGTGCTT